TGTAACATATTAACCTCCAGTTGGGAGATGAAGCTGTTAACTCCATCTCCCTGTTAAGGTTGATTAGTAAGTGCTGGCGAGGTGCTTGAACTCAGCAACTTCCACCATCTCTCCATCTACGAGTTGGTAGCTGGAATAGTTGAGGTTGCCGTGCTCCCAGTTCGGGCCTTTGATGACCTCGAACTTCTTACCGGCAGCAACAGCACCCTTCTTCGTTGCGAATGCAGTTGGCTTGCCGTCAGCATCCAGCTTGCCGACATATTTCGCCATGTTGCCATTAGCGAACTGTACGCCGAAGGTGTGACCCGACAGATGTTTACAAGTGAAGAGTTTCATTGGTAGTCTCCTTAAGTTGAGTTCGTTGTTTGCCGCAAGCGAACCTTGCTTCCTTAACAACACCAACCACACCGGCCAGACCGATGTAGTTACGAAGAAAGAAGAGACAAGCGAGGTTACTCTTCCTTGCTTTCTTCTTCTTTCTTATACCCTCCCCACCGGCCAGACGTTTCGTTTGTTAAGCTCCCCCGCCGATTAAAAACACGGTGTAGATTTTTACAAGCTCAGAGCTATAATAAGATCAACCATCACCCCCAATGGCAACGCAGCTACTAGCGTTCCCCCATTAACAAAACAGCCGCCCCCGTATTGCACGTGTGTGTCATATATAAATTTTTTGGGTGAGTGAGTGGCGTAGGCTGTCGATGTTCGGCCCTCTATTCGTGGGCCGTGATTTAGTTATTTTTTCATTATTGACTTGACGCATATATGTAAGTATGATATGTATTAGTTATAAACACAGGGAACCCCTAAGAAAGAAAGAGGGTGATATAATATAAGACACACATACTTACTACAACTGAAACCTAGTCACTGACAAAACAGGAAAAATAGTTATGGCTACTTATGCTCCAAATGGCGTTGATTCAAATAACGACACAGTTTACACATTTAGTAACGGTCGTTCCCCTAATAGGTATCACTTGTCTCGCTTGCTACGTAAACGTGGCATGAGGAACTATGGTGAGATTCTTAGTACGTTGTTGACGGATAGTTCACCTAGTACATCAGCTAGTGTTACTATGGCACAGATTGATCACACTGCTACACCGGGTGGTACTAACTCACAGGGTGGTGCTCGTACTGTTACTAGTAATGAACAGATCGACTTGCTATTGAACAAAACTGCTGCAACTGCATCTGCTAACACAACTCGTGCTGTTAGTGCTGCTGATGTAACTGCTATGCAGACTGAAATCATTCCGTCTGGTAGTCGTGCCAATCGCCAACCGGGAACTTATCCTACTGATGCTGCTGGTAACGGTGGTGGTGGTAAACAAGATGCGGGACGTTAGAAATGGCTGAAAATTCAATTCCAGTTGATACCCAAGGGAACAAAACTGATCCCTTGGGCCGTGACATTGACAATTTTCTCCGTAACCTTTTGGGCGGCGAAGGGGAAGGTGGCAACGAAACATCAATGGGGGTTCTACCACAAGCTCCAACGTTAGGTAGTGCTGCTAGTGGTAAGTCATTAGGAATGCAAGCTGCACCAGTTCCTGTTGATCCTTTAGAACCATTTGGTGGTGCTGGTCCTGCTCCTGTATCTGTTCCTACTATTATTGGTGATGTTCCGTCACTAGATGATGGTGGAGAAGATGCTAGACGGTTTCCTATTCCTCCGAGGAAGCCTGAAGTACCTGTTGCTGGTCCTGTACCTGCTACTGATCATCAAACAATATACGATGATGATCCCGAACAAGGATTTATGTCAGGTGTTGGTATGGATATGCTAGAACAGTTAGGTGTTGGTCCGGGTAGTGATGCTGCCCAAGCTGCAAGATTAACAGGTAATGAACCATTTAGTATTATGCCTCGTGGTGTTGCAGCATTGGGTCTTGGTGGTGGACCTACTACTTCAATTGGTAGACCATTACTAGGTGCTATCCTACAAGCTATTAGTCGTGGTAATCGTGGCATTCCGATTGGAACTAGTACACTTGCTAATCGTATTGCTCCTGCTACCGGAGTGGGGTTAGCTGGCGGTCTTGGTCCTAAAGGTAATCCTGGACCTACTGCTAGGCCACAGGATGAGTTTGATCTTGGTACAGTGATGCCGTAATGCTTCCTCAAGGAACTGAACCTTTAGTATTAGCTGATGGAACTAAGATAGACCCTGAGAATGGTCACGTAGTCACAGAAGAGACTTACGTAAAGGTTCCAAACACTGCTGAACTTAAAAGGGAGATCACTGCTTCTCGTATGAGGATTAGTGATCTTCCTGTTCCTCCTAATCAGATGAATACCCTTAGTGTGATCTTATCATACTCTTTACAGGGTATTAGTGATTTTGATATCGCTACTACCCTTCACATAGATGAAGATAAACTTGTTATAATTAAAGCAAGTGATCCTTATAAAGAGTTACAGACAACTATCATTAAGAACATTACTGAATCAGACTTATCTGATGTTAGAGGTATGTTTGTACAACACTCACGCAATGCAGCACAGGTAATGTTTGATGTGGTTAGTGATGATGAGATAGGTGTCACTACTAAGATGGTAGCAGCAAAAGATATTCTAGATAGGGCTGGTCAACGTCCTGTGGATGTGGTAGAACATAGACACAAGATGGAAGGTGGACTTACCATCGAATATGTCGAGAAGAAAGATGATATGCCTACCATAGACATCACCCCGGAGTTTTAATTATTGAATTAAGTAGTATAATTGTCTATTTATCCCTATGTGGTATGATAGCTATTAACGCTCCAAGAGGTACGGAGCCTGTAATTATTACTGCCGCTGATGAAAACAATAATGCTATCATTTATGAATCATTGGATGCATGTCTTAAACAAGCTAGTATGAAAGATATGGACCTTAGAATTAAAGGTATACCTCCAGGGTATAGAGTTGATTGTTTTTGTGCAGAACTCAAACCAAGAGAAGGTACAATTTAATAATATTACTTATTATATACAATAGGAAAGGAAAGAAATAATGGCTACTGTATCAGAATCGAGTGGTAATGGTGGTGGAGCAGTAGGTGCTGGTCCTGAGAATAAATTAGATAGTGTTACTAGAGTTGGTTCTGCTGTTATAGGTACAATGACTCCTGCATTCATTGGAGAAATTGCTACTGATACAACTGCTGACGCTAACTATGTAGCTATCGGTTCTACTAATGCAGATTGGGCAGTAGATAACTCATAATGCCTACCTTTAAACTTACCAAAGATAGTTTACAAGATCGCTTCTTAAAAAGTAAGGGCAAAGTACAACTATACGGAGGTGGGTTTGCTAATGGTAAAACTGCGTCAGCATGTATTAAATGCATACAGATTGCTAAAGATTACCCCGGTGCTAATATCCTTATGGCTCGTAGTACTTATCCTAAACTTAATGATACTCTACGTAAGGAGTTTCTTAAGTGGATACCAGAAGATTGGATCGACAGTTTCCCTAAATCGGCAAATGGATCGAATACGTGTACTCTTAAGAACGGCACGACAATCAATTTTCGTTATATAGCACAGCAGGGGAAGGTAGGTAATGAAGCTACCACATCGAACTTGTTGTCTGCTACGTATGATGCAATCATTGTTGATCAAATGGAAGACCCTGAGATCGTACATAAAGATTTCTTAGATTTGTTAGGTCGTCTTCGTGGCATGACTCCTTATGCAGGTGACAATCCTGATATGCCTAAGTCTGGTCCTCGTTGGTTTATCCTTACTACTAACCCTACACGTAACTGGCTATATCGTAAGTTAGTCAAGCCTCTACATGACTTAAAACAATTTGGATCAGTTAGTGATGACCTCTTATGCGAGACTGATGAGAATGGTAAGATGTTACTTGATAATAACAGGTTGCCCATTCCAATCATCGACTTGTACGAAGGAAGTACTTACGAGAATAAAGACAACCTCGAAGCCGATTTTATCAAGACATTAGAAGCCTCTTATAAAGGACAGATGCGTTCACGCTTCTTAATGGGAGAATGGGCTAGTTATGAAGGACTTGTATATCCTTCTTATAATGAATCAATCCATGTTATGTCTCACTATGCAGTAGAAAACTATTACAAACAGTTACAGATTAAATCTACTGGTCTAACGTATATAGAAGGATATGATTATGGATTAGCTGTTCCCTTCTGTTATATGCTTGGCTTCTGTGATAATCATGGAAATGTGTTCCTCATGGACGGTGCATACGAAAAAGAGTTGCCACTTGACGATCACATTAATGCTATTAAGCATATACGTAATGAATACCAAGTTGATGCTTCTAATATGATTTTAGCTGATCCAGATATCTTTAGACGTAAATCAGTTGGCAAGAAACTAGTAGGTAAATCAATAGCAGACATGTTCCTTGAAGAAGGCATCATGTGCATTCGAGGAAACAATGATATCTCCAACGGAATTGTTAAAGTTAATCAATACCTCGTCCCTCAGCGAAATCACCAAAACCCGATTACAGGAGAGTACGAAGCTCCTTATATCTACGTATCCGATAAACTCGAATTCTGGATGTCAGAAATCGCAGATTACTACTGGCAAAAAACTCCCACAGGAGAGCAAGTAGATAAGCCTATTGATAAAAATGATCATGCAATGGATACTACTAAATATATGTTGTCTAACCGTCCTAACATTAGTAAGCTCACTGTAGCTCATAATCCTAAAGAAGTTGGTTGGCGTAAGTGGGGAGAGCGTGACGTACAAGAAGATCGAAGGAATGTAAGACATGGCTAGTCCAACACAAAAAGCAAATGCACTCTTAAAGCTGATACAAATGCTTGAGGGGAATAGGTCTGCACTCAAACCCGTTCCTAATCGTGCTGACACAGGAGTAGGCGCTGGTCCCGGTCCTAATGCTTTTGATGGTCATACTCCTGAGAGTGCTATTGGTATGGCAGAAGAAGTTCCAATAGAAGAAGTATTAGATATTGGTCCTACATTGCTTACTAGACAAAAACGGGAGTTAAAATCTAAGATTGAACCTGAGCCACGTAAAGGTGATCAATTAAACTTATTTCGAGGAAAAGCTGGGGAAGAGAAAACAGTAATAAACCAGTTAGATGATAGAGCAGCTTTACATGAAGCTACTACTGCCCAACGTGATTCTCGTAGTAATCCCCTTGCTGGTGGATATGGTAAAGGTGGGTTAGGTGCTGATAACAATAATCTAGGCCAACAAGTTATGGATGAGTTAGATGCATCGCTAGTACAACGTAATCGTGTTGATGCTCGTAATCGTAATCCAAATACTACTGGCCCACAGAAACTTAGGGATAGAGAACAGCTTCAAACTTTAGGACGTACTAGAGAAGAGCAAGATATTATTGACGAAGCAGAACGTGTGTTACATGGTGCTGATAAAGCTCGGGATACTAATCGACTGGCATTAGAGAAAGCTACGGCTGAAGGTAAGAATGATTTAAGTGATGTTCCCCAAATTAATATTGAAGGAAAAGTAAGAGCATCAGCTAAGAAATTTGGACAGAACAAAGATCTTAATTCTGATATTCAAGATATGTACACACGTTTAGATGATATGTTCCCTGGCTTTAAAAGGGATACTCCTGATGGAGATGAGTTCTTTGAGTTAGATGCTAAAACTGGTAAACCTATTCCAGGTAAGAAATTACAAGGTGGTAGGAATGCTAATATGGCTAGTCGTCTTAATGATACTAAGAAACAGATGGCTAACTTATCTCAACGTGCTCGAATGATTAGAAATGCTGAAAACCCTTCTCAAAGAGATTTAGAGTTACTTAGACAAATTCAAAAACAATTAGATGACATAGAAGAACAGTACTTTGGCACTCGATCTACTCAAGCAGAACGTCAGATGGGCGATGCAATTAATCCTGAGTCTAATATAGAATCTATTAAGGGCGTAGATGAGGATGGAGAAGACTTCTTAGACTTTGTATCTCCCAAGAGAACTGATGATGGTGTTGAATTTGCAAGACGCCCTCGTGGACAAGTTAATGAGGCAAGTGGATTTACTCCTTCCAGTTTACAAGAGGAATTAGCAAAACAAGAATCAGGATTTACACCAATACAAACTAATCCAGTTGGAGTGAGTGGTGCCCCTGCTAGAATGTCTATGGAAGACTTAATTAAGTTTATGCAACAAGGTAAATAACATGGCTGATGATCAAATCCCCCAAGATGTAGATGCAGCAATTGATGCCTCTCTTGGTGAAGCTGCACCTAGTAAACGGCGTAGTCGTGCACGTAAAGACCCTTCTTATAAGGTACTAGGTGACAGTAAAATTCCTGTTGCTAAAGCTACTGGTAAGGTGTGGAAGTCTCGTGTTGCTCAATCTCAGAAACAAACTGAGGGAGTTAGAGAGGCTTGGTCAGAGGCTATTCGTTATTACGAGAATGACCAACTTTCCCACAGACAGGGACAAGAGAATGCTAGTGGCAACACTGTTGGTAACCGTAAGCTTAACAATAATATCACTGAGACTGAGAATGTGGTTTTTGCTAATGTTACTACTATGGTTCCTGCTTTGTATGCTCGTAATCCTGAAGCCGAGTTTACCGCCAATGTAGAAGATAAAAGGAAACAGGCTACTATCATTGAACGTCTTGTTAATGTTATTGGTGGGCGTAAGTCTGCTCCTGGCATTAATTTAAAGCCTAAAGCAAAGCGTTGTGTAGTTACTACTCTATTAACTAACCGTTCATGGATGAAGATCGGTTGGACACCTAAGACAGAGAGTAGTGAACAAGCTCTAGCTGATCTAGCTAAGTTGGCTAAAGACTTAGAGAAAGCTAAAGATGCTAAACGTATTGTAGAGATTGAAGGTCAGATCATGGCCTTAGAAGAGTCTATTGATATACTACAACCTGCTGGCCCATTTGCTAAAGTTAAATCTCCTTTCGACATCATGGTTGATCCTAACGCTAAAGAGATCGACTTGTCGGATGCTAATTGGCTGATAGAGACAGACATGCTGCCCACCGAATTTATACTTGCGCGTTATGCACGTAAGACTAAAGGTAACGAGCATAAGTCTATCTATCAGCCAACTCATGTTATGAAGACTACTCTTGGAGACGAAGAAGGGATACAGGACAGTGAAAACTATTCGATCTTCTCCAATGATAAAGAGGAAACTCATAAGTCTTTCGGATTCACTGATCAAGAGTCATTTGATAAAGCCAAACTTACGAAAGTGTATTTCGTTTGGGATAAGGTTACTCGCAGAGTGTTACTCTTCAATAGTAATGATTGGACTTGGCCGATTTGGGTTTGGGACGATCCTCTGCAATTGGATACTTTCTTCCCTTATTATCCTCTTACGTTTTTCGAGTCACCTAACGGCCCGTTAACTAAGGGTGAAGTCTGTCTCTTAT